GTCTCGCCAGTTTTTTATTTGCCAATGTGCAGGGTCGTAGAATTTCCAATCTCCGCCCCATTCCATTTTCAAATTTCTTTTACGTGCGATTTCCTTGCCAATACTGCCAAGAACATCCCACTCTTTTTTCGTTAGATTCCAAGCTCTTGACGCGTGAACTATATCCACGGCCATCGAATAATTACGATGCTCATAGCGCTTTTCTGTTTTATATGTTCCGTCGGGTTGTTTCACCCGAACTTCATACCACCATTTAATTCTATGAACTTGGTGTGGACTTTGCCCACCCCTCGCTTTGGATCTACCTTTTGCTTGCAATGCGTCTTGACGCTTTTTCGAACGTACAAATTCAAACGCCCACAATGGTATGTTGCGTTTCCTGCAATGCTTATCCATGGCTTTCCAGAAATCTATTATATCTGGATGTACACCATCGAAATCATATGCTTTTGTTACTGATTTGTATTTCGTCGTTGCAAGCGTTCTTGCTGCTTCAACGTGATCTTTACTTACAAATTCATCCTTAGAATTTTTATTGCGGTTGATGCGGTCTAACACCCGCACCAACCTTAAGAACCTAAGAAGTGGTCTCAGCTCCATCGCCATGCCTCAACTTAGCCTCTTCCGCTGCTTCTTCTAACGTACCAGCTCGATTTGCAATATCTTGATCACCCTTAGCTGCCTGAAGCATCTGACGGTTCATCTCCGCGTATTTTTCGCGCTCTTTGGCCAAAATTGCTTCGTTTTGTTGCTGATTATATTTAAGCAACTGCATCATACGGTCCACGTCTGTATTATTTCTTACGCGTGGCTCAATGCTTGTGAAACTTGGCTTTTCACTTTCTGCTATCGTTTGATCGATATCAGGTGCATTGATATATACCGCTGATTTTTTCTCAGCTTTTACCATTACATATGAATTACCTACGCACGTATATTCAACTTGAGCCTTGTCGCTTGATGCTCCAATCAGAACCCCATCTGATAGCTGGTCGTCTGTACCAGCCCAAATCTCTATAGGACTGTTCGCTACAATCTGAAATTTCACGCGCCGTGCTTTGTTCGATAAAAATGGGATCATTTGACCCGCTTCTATCTGTTTCCAATCGGCCAATGGACCATTTTTGAACGTTTTCATCTGTTTTTTCCTTCATGTTAAAAGGGCAGGGGGGCGGGAGGCACCCCCCTACCAGTTACGACTTAACAATACGGGTGCTATCAACATCCGCCGTAATCGCGTCGTAATCTGAGGTTGCATCTGACTCTTGCAGCCCTGCACCAAACACCGTGTTTCCAACAATGTTCATGTCTGTCATTGCTGTAATCTCAAAACTATCTGCCGTTTGATCAGCAAACACTTTTTTGTGTAACCCTGTACAAAGATAAAAATCTTCGTTCAGCGTTGGATTTGTTGCTTCTGCCGACCAAATTTTGGCCCTATCCTCATCAAACGCATCATTTGCTGGTCGGTAATACTTACCGCCCACATTTACTAAATCGCGCTGCCATTCATGGTTAAGCGGCGCATAACCAAACGTACCGTCTGGAGTTGCGTGATTTACATCAGCATGATCGTTTTTCACCACTGCCACTTTTTCAGGGTCTAAAAAATCCCTCAAATAATTAGGCAATGTATCTGGATCTGTTGTGTATAAGAAATAATCTTTCTTACGTTCCCACAATTGTTCAGGCACAATTTCCGCAGTGACCATAATTACGCCACCAGTATTCATAGCAGGCGTCCGAATACTCATATCTAAAGTTGCGTAACCATTTGTTGCACTTTCGTCCAAATTAGCTGCGTCTGTTGCATAACGTTGATTAAACCCTATCATTTGCTGGCTTTTGCCTAACAAAATAGGTTGTTTCATAGCTTCTTCAGGAACTCGAATTCCGCTCATTAACAAATCAATCAAATAATCGTCATCAATGCCATCATACATTTGACGCAACTTTGCAAAACTTGCCGTTTTACGTGCTTGATCAATATCTGCCAATGACATTGTTGCATTACCGCCAGCTGTCAATTCTGCCCAAATATTATCCCACAAATATGCGCCCGTTGTTGTACCATCTGGATGAACAATAGATTGATTAATTGTAGGAAAAGCTGTTGACGATGTTGCACCAGCTGGACTAAACCCATCCACACCAGATTCAGTAAATACATTTGCTCCACCGGCACCAGAATCGTAACTGGCATGTCCGCGGTTAACATATTCCGAATATACTGGCGCTTTAAATGTAAGCCCTTGCAAACTTACTTCGCCATCAATTAAAGCTTGATCAAAATCTGGCACAATATTTTGCATACCGTTATTAATCCAAAACGCTTCTGCTAAAGAATAATCAAATGAATTTCTTACCGGCAAAGATTTTGAACGCGCTTTACGACGATAATTAACTATCGCGTTATAAGCTTCTACAACCGTAGTATTAAAATTTGATGCTTGTGTATGAATTCCCATTGTTTGTAAAAATGTGTGTACACCTTCATCCCAAGTTGTTGTATCAAACGTTGAAGGTACATGAGTTCCACCATTTTCTGTTATACTATAAACAGTGTCATAAGTTGAATTATAATATTTATTAGTCTCAAAAAAAGGAACTACACTACCAGCTACACCATTTTCCTTCTTATAACTTGCGTTCAATTCATTCATTGACCCGTTAAAACGGTCAAACGCAAGCATTGGTACAAAGTGGGCATAACACGTTACGCCAACTCCGTTCATCAACATTTCTGATGTTTCCATCATTTCAACGTCAACGCGGATTTTGCCACTTTGCACACCGTCTTCGCGGTGTAACCACTCGTATTTCAAAGGCAGAATTTTACCTGCATCGCCTGACGTTAAAACACGTCCACGCGCCTTTCGCATACTTTTCTGCACCGTAATCGGTGCATTTGGTATCATTTCCGTTACTCTCATCGTTTTTTTCTCCTTCCGATGATTTTCTTAATAATTTGCCTTATTTTTTTGCAACGCTTGCACATTAATATGTGAAAGCCTTTTGGGCATTGTTCGACCTGGGCATTGTAATCCCACGGCTAAAATCATGCGGGTCTCTTGGAAAACCAAAAGACAAACCGCCTAACGACAATTCAAAACTTCGACCACTTCTAGCAGCACCTTGAAACAACGGCTGCGTTGCAAAGAAGGTAGCCAATTCATCCTTACCCATGTCCGCTAAATCAGGATTCGGCATCGCGTAAATTTCATTACTTACGGGATCACGAACCATTATATATTTATCGAACACTTCTTGGGACTTAGGATCCAAAAACACCTTTGTTCCGTCTCCTTTAGTAACGTGGTTACCTTCCTCATCAAACAAAGGAACAGTCTTTGGTCCGTCTACTTCTTTGCCAATTTCTGATAATAACTTCGCAGAATAACGTGTGTTCATTCGCGTATTATCTATATCTGCAATACGTTGTAATCTATCCAACGCCTTGTCCGCTTTTCTTTGAGGATCAAATTGCGATACAATCTGGCCTGAACTATTAGCAAAACTGCTCCAAAATGAAGCACTTGCTAACGCTCCGCTTGATCCTTTGTTAAATCCTTGTCCACCTGTTGCACGCAACACTGTCAACGGATTAAACCCAGCTGCTTCCGCTTCCTTCCGCAGCTTTTTTAAATCTGTACCTCTTTGGTTTGCTTTTGCCGCATCACCCGCCGCTTTTGCGCCTATTAATGCTGCCGCAGTTTGTAACGCTGGAACAATCCAACCCATTAAACCCACTCCAATAAAACTGGACCAAATAGAGCAATCGAAATAATCACTCCCATGATTGCGCCATGCGCCATATTTACGATTGTTTTATTCATCTCTCACTTTCCTCTCCAAGCTGCTTAAAATCAGATCAGCTAAAACAAGAAGTAAGGATATCGCCGCCGTTTGAATTTCTAACGCCTGCTCAGATGCCACGCCCATTCCGACTAAAGTCGCACCCATCGCAGTACCTGCACGACGGATGATAGGCTTGACTATCTCTGCCAATAATATTTTATACAATTGTCATCCCTTCAACCACAAGATGATAGAGTCGCATAATATATACTATGTCCCCACTATCTCGCGGTCTTTTAACTTCGTTTTAACTACATGCAGTAGACTCACACTTTGTTTTGTATGTCAACTGCTTTTTTTACGTATTTCACTTTTTAGTTGTAATATTCAACACCACGGTACAAATTCTTTTTTACCTCCAGATCCGCCTGACGGCTTATTATCTTTCGGTCTGTCCTTACACCTTAAACGCAGATTCTTATCTGACCATTTTGTAATGGGTTTTTTCCGCTTCGCTATTCCCTGTTCAGGGGGTGTGCGGTTTGCGATCGGGGCTTGCGCCCTAAATGGATCTATAACTAAAGTATTGTTGTTAACCTCCCAAACTTTTGCTTGCCGCTGCGCTTTTAATCGTCCCACTGTTCTCGCAATATTTCGGTCAACTTGCGCGACCGTATTTTTTTTGACCGTTTTTGTATTTGTTCTATTATTACTTCTCTTTTTTCGTGCCATTTGTCATGTTCCGTTATTATGTGAAATTCGTCTCCATATTCAAACATTATCAATGGAATTCCTTCAAATTCCATCTCATGTTCAATATATGTGTCAACTATTGCATCGCCGTAATTTTCCCACGGCTGAATATATTTGACTGGTTTATAATGCAGGCGCGCCATTAACTCCTCGTCCGTAAACTCTAACTCGGTTACGTCGTCTATATACTGGTCTACGATCTCAGACCGTGGGTCTGTGTCGTATTTATCCAGCCACCTTTCTAGAAATCTTTCCATAAATTTCTCCTTAGTTCTGCCTGTCATCATGAAACTTTTTTCGCGGTTTTTATAATCGCGTATATCTCCAAATTTGTAGAAATACGATTGCGGCGCCAATCCTTGGCGTACATATTCATCCGCTAACCAATTAAAATATTCCGCGCCTAGCGGGGGCTTCTTCGACATCGCTAAATGTGCATCCGCACTCCGCGAATCTTGGTTTTTCAACACGTATTTCAACGCGTATTCAAAACCTTTCCAATCGGGTTGTTGAAAATAACTGAACCCATGGGGCCAGAATTTCCACTGAACCCGCTTTTGCTCCTCCACATTTGGCGCTTTATCTTTAAAAAAGATAATTATGTGCCAATGTGCTCTTCCCTTTGCGCTGCCGTACTCGCCAGCTACTATATAGCGACATTTGTACTTTTTACGCAGTCTTTTAAGAAAATCCTGAACGTCTTTATAAACCAATGTCACTGCGTTAACGCCCGCATCTTGTGCGTATGTTAACGTTATTGAGTATGTTTTTTTTGAAAACCTACTTTCGGCAATGCAACGGCCTACTAGATCATCTACACGGCGCTTCCTGCATTGCCAGCATTCGCGACACGCAACTTCAACTCCGTTATCTAATTTGTTTGTACTAATACACAATTTATTTACTTCGCTTCAGTTGGTGTCACTAAATGCATATCCCAACAAGAGGAGAGGGAGTTAATGCCGCCGCCCCCGAAACTCCAATACATGGAGTTTCCGTTTCGGGGGCGGCTCTGGCTAGTAATCTACATAATCTCGCCAGTTTTTTATTTGCCAATGTGCAGGGTCGTAGAATTTCCAATCTCCGCCCCATTCCATTTTCAAATTTCTTTTACGTGCGATTTCCTTGCCAATACTGCCAAGTACGTCCCACTCTTTTTTAGTTAGATTCCAAGCTCTTGAAGCGTGAACTATATCCACGGCCATTCCATATTGGTGTGGACTTTGCCCACCCCTAGCTTTGGATCTACCTTTTGCTTGCAATGCGTCTTGACGCTTCTTCGAACGTACAAATTCAAACGCCCACAATGGTATGTTGCGTTTCTTGCAATGCTTATCCATGGCTTTCCAGAAATCTACTATATCTGGATGTACACCATCGAAATCATATGCTTTTGTTATTGATTTGTATTTCGTCGCTGCAAGCGTTCTTGCGGCTTCAACGTGGTCTTTACTTACAAATTCATCCTTAGAATTTTTAAAGCGGTTGATGCGGTCTAACGCCCGCACCAACCTTAAGAACCTAAGAAGTGGTCTCAGCTCCTGAATCATCTGCTGGTGCCTCTTCTTTCACCGTTTCCGCTTTTGGCTGCTCAGCAAAGCGTTTTGCCATCTCTGCGCGCATATTTTCGCGCTCTTTAGCTAACATTGCTTCGTTCTGTTGCTGGTTGTATTTCAACAACTGCATCATCCGGTCCACGTCTGTACTATTTCTGACACGTGGCTCAATGCTTGTGAAACTTGGCTTTTCACTTTCTTCCACCGTTTGATCGATGTCAGGCGCATTGATATATACCGCTGATTTTTTCTCAGCTTTTACCATTACATATGAATTACCTACGCACGTATATTCAACTTGTGCCTTGTCGCTTGATGCTCCAATCAGAACCCCATCTGATAGCTGGTCGTCTGTACCAGCCCATATCTCGATAGGACTGTTCGCTACAATCTGAAATTTTACGCGCCGTGCCTTGCTCGATAAAAATGGGATCACTTGACCCGCTTCTATCTGTTTCCAATCGGCCAATGGACCATTTTTGAACGTTTTCATCTGTTTTTTCCTTCATGTTAAAAGGGCAGGGGGGCGGGAGGCACCCCCCTACC